ACCTAAACTAATCATATTATTTCTTTTTATTACCTAATCTTTCGTGCATTGTATCAGTACTGATATCTGCAATTTCATAGTAACGATTTAAGATGTGACCCATATCTTCATATAAAGAATGTAATCTCTCATCCATTTGTTTTGCTTCAGCAGCAAACTTATCAAATGATTTACCCATTTTATCTAATTCCTGCATATTTCTTTTTACAGTCACATTATCAAACCAATCACCACTTTCTCTTAGGGTCATTTCTTTTGCAGCCTCAACGATAGCACCTAATGTGTTTGCAACCTCTGTCATATCAGATTGTCTTTTCATTTGGTCTTGAAAAGTGTTGTAAGTAGAAATTATTTCTAAGAAGTGTTTTTTAACTTCGTTTGATAATTTTCTATCTCCTAAGTTTTCAGCTAAACTGAATTTACCATTTACTATTTTTACTTCTTTCAAGTTAGTTTTACGGATATCATTGTATGCTTTATGCACAGTAGTTCCTTTATTACTATCAACTTTTAAGGTTATCTTATTGTTGTGTACGAAATCGTATATATCAAAGTTCTTTGCCATTATTATGCTATTTCAATTATTATTTCTCTCATTAAATCCTGTGCTTTGCAGTACTCACCACAAACATCAGTTCCTATTTGTTGTAAACCTCTATTTACCGATTCGTTTACAGGTACCATAAATGCACCATGCGTAGATGGATTGGATACAAAATCCCAACCAATCAATTCAAAATCTTCGGATACTTCAACCTTATTTCCACTCAAAGGTTTAGTTGAACCCATACCTCTTGATGAGATACCCAATAGGATGCCGGCTTTTAATAATTCCTTAAGGATATTACCAGATGGTGTGGATAAAACCTCAACGGTTCCACATAAATCATCACCATCCCACCATATTTCTTTAATATTGTGTGAAACATTCTTTAAGTTGATTACAGTAGAATCCGGATGGTCTAATTCACCCAATGCTCTACGCTCTTTAATGAACGTTTCGTATTTCTTAGCTTCTCTTTCTAATATAGGCTTTGGATAAACTCTACCATTTTGGTTTTCGGCACCAGCTCTTTGCAAGACACCTTTAACAAGGGTTCTTCCACCTTCATCTTCTTGTACCTTAGCCTCAAATAATTTTGTTTCTATTAAAAGTCCTTTCATTATATATTCTTATTTCTTTGATTCCATTTTGCTTCTAATCTTATTAGCAATAGTACCTAATTGAGTTTTATCAATACCTAAACTATCAACTACTTGTGCTACCAATTGTAATTTTTGAGTAGGGTTTAATTTAGCATCTTTAATTTTATCAATTGCTAATTCCAATTTTTGTTTTACAGCTGATGGGATTACCGCTTTTGGTAATTCAGCTGCGATATCTTCACTTACTGATTCACTCTTTTCGCCTTTACCATTCCAAGCAGTATCTATTTTATTAAAGAATGCTTTCTTTTCTTCATCAGACATGTCATTGATACCTTTACCTGCTTTTTCTAAAGCTTTAGCAAAAAACGCCTGATATTCGTTTTCTTCTACCATTACTTCTTTAACTAATTCTTTTAGTCTTGATTTTGTAATTGATGCGTTCATAGTTATAGTGTTCTTATTTTTTCTGAAAGATTCATTAACCTTTCTTTGATTTTATGTAAACTTTTGTGTGTTCTTTTATAGTAATCATCTCTCTTAACTCCATTTTCATTCTTTATTTTAGAATACCAGTTAACAAATTTTTCTACTTCACCCAATTGTTGTTTGATGCTTGTCACGCCTTTACTCATTTTAGCTTTAGGGGATGCATCTCCGTTTTTAATATCTAACCAACGATTTTCGGCCAAATGTAGATTTTTTTCAGCTAATTCCATACCACTAATAACTGCAATTTCTGCACCTGGATCTTTTTTAGCTGCCGTTGGTTTTTCTTTTTCTTGCTTTAGATTTAATATCTTTGCTTCCTCTAAATCATCCACAACCTCACCACCGGTTACTTTAGCTAATCTATTATTTTTCTTAGCAGTTTGACCTGGTTTAGAAAATGCGTTTGGAGTATCATATCCAGCAACATTAGCCGTTACAGACATTTCATCCAAAGTTTTTTTAATGTTTCTTTCTCTAACGTATTTACGAATTGCTTCTTTTAATCTTGCTTCCATTATTTTACTTTAGTTTTAAGTTCTTTAATTAGCTCATAAGAAAGCATAATAGATGAAACTTGAGAATCAGATACAGTTTTTCCAATTTTCATTTTTTCTAAAAGGGAAATAGTTTCTGATAATTTAATTTGTGTAACTTTATCTTTTAGTTTTGATTTAATAATATTTAATTCTGCAATTATGTTTGGTAATTCTTTTCCAACATAATCTATGAATTTGGTAGTATTTGAAATGTTATTTATATACTCTTTCAACAAATTCTTTTGAGAATCATCTAAGTTTGTATATTTTTTATTAAAAGTTTCCACTAGAATCTTATAGGTAAGTAATCTAAGGTCTTTATCTTGTTGTTTATAAGTTTCAATCAACTTTTTTTCATCAGTTGGTTGAGTTTTTTGAGCGGGCTTTGATGTAATGTTTTCGATTAGGGTAATCTTTGAATTAAATATATCTTTAATATCATATCCATCTGCTCTTTTAGATTCAAATACTTTATATATAGATGCTAATGTTTTATAATTAGAAATAGGAGATGCTAAAAATTGTTCAATTTCAAATTTTTCTGAAATTTCTTTAATAAGATTGAATTTTTCTTTAGAAAGTGCAACGTGGTTTAGCTTATTATGAGCATCACATACAGTTTCTACCAATCTATCGGCTTTTGTTTCAGAACTATACTTTTCTTTTAACAATATATCATAAAGACGTAATTCTCTATTTAACTCCGTATTCGGAGAAAAGAATTCTTTTAAGATATTCTTTGCATTTTCAGTTTTGTCGCCATTAAGTACTTCTAATGTTATTTGTCTTACTAATAATTCAAATAACACTCCAGTATTCTTAAATTTGGAATGTTTTATTTTTTTCATTTACTTACCCTATATTTATTCTACCCTATAAACTAACACATATAAATATAAACAAATTTTTCTTTATTAAATTTTAGTATCATCTAATAGATTTTTTTCATCAAGCATACCCGCTTTTTCAATTAAAACTTGTTTTTTTGATGAAATTCCGTTTATATATTCTCTTGCTAGCTTCTTAGCGTTTGTATTTAATACTCTATCCTCTCTTTTTCTCTCTTTCTCATTTTCTTTATTACCCAATGGGTCTCTACCATATGGATGTTTATCTTTACCATAAGTATTACCTTCTTTGGGTCTACCAATTCCTCTGTTTAATTCGATTTCAGTTTTTAATTTACTGATTTCTTCTTCCACATTTTGTTGTTCTGGTGGATTTGCTGGGTCTTGTCCTTGCTGTTCAATTGAATTATGTCTGAAACGGTCTTTAAGGTCTAAAACTACTTTAGCCCTTTCCATATCAATCTCATCTTCGGATAGTCCAAATACATTGTGATAAGCCCAATCGGAAGATAACATATTAAGTGCTTTTACGTCAGTTGCTAATCTTACTTTTTCAGACCACAAATTAACCTTCTCTTGCTCATAGATTGTAGATGCATTAGTTAAAGTTAATTCAAAATTAGTCATTTCAGAATCATCAATACCTTGAGCTGCTAAATGTACAATTGCTATTTTAGTTAATTCACTAACAACTGTTCTTTGAATTCTTTCGATTGTTCTAGCAAAACGAACATCTTCTGCCGCTAAAGTAGCTTTACCATTAACGTTCTCATCATAAGATAAATAAGCCTTTGGTACTCTTAATGCTGCGAATAATTTATTCTTTAAGTAATCGATATCTTCAATTGCTGCATATTCTAATCCTGCTAAGTTATCAATAGTTGTTCCACTATCACTACCACGTACAGGTAAGAAAAAATCTTCAGTAAGGTTTTGTATATTGTATTTTAAATTATAATCACCAGTATCTTTATTAACAAATGGAGTTTTTTTCATTTTATTAATAATCTTCTGCATATAGTTATCAACTTCTTGTGGTGGGATGTTACCTATATCAATTTTAAATACTCTCTTTTCAGGTGCTCTCATAATACGATGAATTAACATCGCATCTTCCATAAGGGATAATTGTTTCCAAATTCTTCTAGCTCCCTCTACCATTGATTTACCATATGGAAGAAAGTTTGTGTCAGATAACATTCTAAAGTGAGCCATCTCATACTGCTCGTATTCTTTTTTACCAAAACGGTCCATTTCAACCTTATACTTTACATAATCGGGATTATTAGGGTCACTACCTTCCAATCTTTCTACATTATAGATTGAATGTGGAGCAACATTAACAATACCTTTACCAGGCATAATTTCCAATGCTATAAAAGCATCACCGTATTTTACTAAATTTCTAATCCAAGGCCACAAATTAAATTCTATGTTCATTATATCATAGAATAAATTATGTAACATATCTCTTACATTTTCATTTGTAGATTTAATTTGAAGAACATCACCATATTCATTCTTAGTTGTGGATTCGTCTGCGTATATATCAAGTGCTGAACCAATGATTGGGTCTGAATCCATAGCATCGTAATCTCTAAAAAGTTCTCTACGAACTTGATGATATGCCATTGATTGGGCTCCTTGATTATTTTCATAATAAGACCTTTGTAACTTAGTATATCTATCTTTAAGATTTACAAAGTTTGTGCTTGATTGACGTTCTTCAGTATCTACAACTTTACGCTTACCATCTTTATCAACGGTTACAATTGCGTTTGTTGAAAATAATTTCTTTAACCTACCAAAGAAACTTCTATCATCTAATTCTTGTTCTGCCATAATTT